TTGTTCAAAATAAAACGTCTTAAAACTCCTGACATCCACCGCCAATACGGTAAGTGGATTTTTCCTTATCAGTCAGTGCCTGGAATTGCTCGACCATTTCCCAAAACTTACGGCCTGCCTGTTTTTTAAGTTCACCGTCCTTTTTTAACGGCCACGGTCCAGACAGGCCAACCTCAAAAAACCAGCCTGAATATTCGTACAGCTTCGGTCCGCATAGAAAGCCGGTCATTTCTTCACTTCCTCTAATTTTACCGGGTCATAGGGATCGGCAGGAAATACAATGCTTTCCGTTCGCCTTCCACACACCGGACATTCGTAAACTGTATATATAGCATACTCATCAACCTTCGCATCTTCCGTGCTGATAGCAGAATCACATGCTCTACAACGGACGTATTTCATTTCTTCACTTCCTGTTTTTTTGGTTCGTATAGATCCTCGCACGTTGTTTTAAAATCGTAATACCATTTACAGTTGAGACATAACGGAATGGCGAGCGGATCTGTTTCGTATTTACACCCTTTGCATTTATCGTTCATTGAGTAGCTCCGTTAGTTCTTCCCAGGTTTTTCCGGTTATACCAGAAAGCTCAGATTCAACAATGACCGAAATTAAAGTGGTACCCATTTTCTCTGTAATCTCGCCGAGGTTGAGTTTATTAATAACTTCCATGATTTTTGTGTATCCTTGTAGCATTTCGTCACGCTGATTTTTGAGTTCATTAACTTCGTCAGGGTCATAATATGCTAATATTCTCTGACCCGTAACATCAAAAAAGCTTAATACCCGTTTACCGACCGGCGTAATCCCTAATTTCTCGAATAGTTTATCTGTCATATTTCCCTCCGTTAACAAGATGTTTCCTTGATAAAAAGTTTTGCCCCACATTCCGGGCAAGTAATTTCTATATTCGCATTCGGATCTGGTTGGGCATATTTTAAATCTAAGTGTCCACCTTCCCGGTACTCGTCCGTGTCGAAGTAATTAAAATAATCCTCGCACTTCGGACATACAATATTTAATTCAACTGTCCAACATGCTTCGTCAATTACATATGTTTTACCCATATTCATCCCCCTATTGAGGCGCGGGAAATCGAATCCCGGTACCGGATTTATACCCGGTCGAACCATTCCGCCCCCGGTAAATTATTCCGACTCATCCATTTTAAACAGCCGTTCATACTCTGTTGTCAATGTATTTGTATTATTCAGCGGATGGTAATCGTCCCATTCTCCAATATCACGGGTTCCCATTTTCATCACCTGCGGGGATATACAGCGATTAGGATAGCGAACATTTTCGATTTGTTCCTTGATCTCTTCTGCCCCAAGTTCATCAAAATCAATTATCATTAATTCGACTTTGTAAACCTTCATCCTCTTCCTCCTCCCGGTATTAATTCCGGTTAATCTATTTTCTTATGTTTCGTATTTGATGCTCTAAAGCCCCTACAGCATCACTGTTGTAATCTCTATCATCAGGCCATGAGACAATAACGTCTTTTAAATACATTTTACTCGAAAGAGCGTTTATCAAATCATCTGTATCAAAATCCGATGCCTCTACTGTAATGTTCATAATTCCCCCTCACTTCCACCGCTTTAAAGATTGCCACCTGATTCCCCGGTGGCCCGGTACCGATCCGCGCATTGCGCACCACGTTTCACGATCCTCTATTTAACGTTAGAAAGGATCACGGTGCTGACGACTTAGCCATTAGTCGATAAAGTGCGACTCGAACGCACATCTTCAGCTTTGACACCGGCAGGAGTCGAACCTGCACCACGAAATCCTCATTGTCTTTGTCAGAACAACTTCCGCCACGGTGCCTCAGTTCCCGATTTTACCCTCGGTTAGGTGCCGGATTCCTGGTGTACACATCAAGTCGATCTATCCGGTCAAAGTCCATCATTATGATTCAAGGAAAAAGTACCGTTTCGACGGCATAATTATTGTTACCCACCCATGCAGGCGGGGTTATTTTACTCTTTCAAACCGCCGTGAATCGAGAGCGTATTCCATGAGTTCACCGTCCGCGTTTTTCACGAGAATTGAAAAGTTGTCCTCATCCAGTGCGTGCTGTGAGCCGGCTGATCCTTCCTTAATAGCCGGGAAAACACGGCAAACTTCACAAACCTGATCTTCTTCTGGAAGTTTAGCGTTTTTGTACCCGCCATCTTTCCACTTCACTTTGTCGCCAGGCTTTAGGTCTTCAATGTGATTAAACCCATCACGAAACGCCGCCAACTCCTTGCCCTTTATTAATTTCTTGTTTCCAAAATCTCCGCTTCCCGTCAATCTCAATAATTCCTCTAATCCCATAATTCACACTCCTCGCCTTTCGGCTTATTGATTATTAATAAAAATCCTGTGAAGCAGCCCGCCGGAAAACCTCTCCACAGGTAGGCTTAAAAAAGTATGCTCAAAGCTCATCGACCGGCGTGGATGCCAGTCCATACGGACAAGGCTATTAAAGTAATTTCTCCTGGTGACTGTCATACGATCAGCCGTACCCAGGTATTTATTTTTCATCTGTCAAAACCAATACAGCCTGGTGCATTAAATAATCGTATAAAGTAAAAGCCCGTTGTTTGTGTTCGTCGGCGAAATCTAATACATGGTCATACCCGTCGGCAGTTAACCACCGGACAATATACATGGCTTTTTCGGAAGGCTCTTCACCGTATGGAGTCGCATAGGAAACGTTGTAAATCTCAACTGAGGTTATTCTATTTTCCGGCTTCTCCGACAGATATTTTCTTATCACTTTCGGCAATGCAAAAAACATAAGCCAAACCATGAAAATAATAAGCAGGGTTATCGTGATATTCTCAGCCACTTCCCGGAAAGTCATTCGCCTAATCCATCTGATAATGTTTTTCATTTCTTCCTCCGATATGTTTTTGCTTTCGCAAGTTTCGCAGTTATATCATCAAGTACCTTTTTCAACTCTACCCTTTCCATTGGTTTTTCTTCTATCTGCTTTTGTTCAGGCGGCGCATCAAGTTCAAATCCACGATGATCTAAAACTTCTTTCCAGGCGTCCTCTAATTCCTTCACGGCTGGCGGTCTTTTATACATAGCACTAACCGCTTTTAAAATCTCTGCATGAAGGAGGCTTATCGCTCTCCCGTTTTTTCCGTCAAGCCATTTACAAACTGCTATTTTCTGAGTCGCATTATACGCGCCATAATAATCCTGGATCTGTTTGATAAACTGCTCAATAGTCAAAATGGTATATCCTCCAGGGCATTCTCTTCAGCGTCTTTTTCTTCTTTCCATTTGTCCGCCGCAGCTGATAAAACCCTGTCCCAAATTCCGGATGAATTAAGCGATGAAGGCAGAAACGGATGACCTTTAAAAAACTTGTCAGTATTTCGCAGGTGAATAAATACTCGAATCATTCCTTCAAGGAAAGTGCCAGGGTCTTCAGGTGTTCTGTCAGTAGCCTTTTTTATCAGACCGTTAATCGCCTTCCCCTCTCTCCCGTAGTTGGTAAATCGTTCCTGAGGTTGCTCTTTTTCAAACCGTGTTTTAATAATGTTATAAAGTGTTGTATCAACAGGCGGCTTGGCCGCAGTCTTTTTCTTATCTTTCTTTTTAGTTGTTGGTGAAGATAGAGATGAAGATGGAGATGAAGATGAAGAGCTTTCGTTCCGGTTAGCCTCTGGGTTAGCCGTGGGTTTTTTATTAGAAACCGGCGGGTTATCTGGAATTAACCTACGGGTTATTTTAGTAGGTCTCCCACCCTTGTTTCCGTTGATAGTTGCTATGCTTCTTCTGTGATCTGCGGTACTCATTTCTTCATCTGCTCTCTTGTTTTTATAACCATTTCCATTAAGAATGAAATAACTTTCAAGTATAAATCGGGTAGTTTCTATGTCTGATTTTGCTACCCTGGACAGCCTTTCAATGTTGCTTCCGATGTGCCCTTTCTTCTGCCAGTAGTGCATTAATAACAGGAAATAAGCTCCATGTTCTAAGCCGGTAAGCTCTTGTGTATCCCTTAGATAATCACCAATATAAACCGGCATCCATATGTCTACCTTCATGGCTATTCGACTATTTTAATCTTGTGACTTACTACCCGTTCGGCAGGACTTTTCAACGGTATACCGTGCCTCTTTAAAGCAGATATTAAAGTTATTTTTGACACACCGAGTTTTTCACATAACTCTGTATTTGTCATGCTGTGGTATAATTTTTCAAGTTCTTCTTTTGTCATCGGTTCCACCGGTTCCCCCACTTATTCAAAATCTGATACAGCTTCAAATGCTGACCGTAAATCTTCCCATTCTTTATCAAGAATCGCATAATTTTTCCATCTATTTTTCCAGCTTATTGCTTCATGCTTTGCTTGCATGATAAGCGCCTTCGACTCTATCGGGCTGTCCAGGATCTTTCCAATACTGCAATATTTCTTTAGTTCTTTTTCATCCGGTTCATCTTCTTTACTTATTTCAATATTCGGATGCGGGATGAAAGCTCTGACTTCTACCTCTTTAATAATTACAGTAATAGATGCCATGAGAGTTCGTGCTTCATTTTCTCTGTATTTTTGTCCTGCTCTTTTATTATCCCATGTTAAAAATGGATGAAGTTTCTGATTTTCCCCGGCTATTTTTACAAATTCAGTTGCATCTATTTCACCGGTTTTTTCTAACTCTTCTCCGATAACTTGAGCTTCAGTATCATTAATCCTTGAACCTTTTCTTGCTGTATAAACCATTATCTTACCTCTTTATATAAAATATTTTCCTTGCCAAACCAAGCCGTGCCAAACCACACCAGTCCTTGCCATTCCTGACCCCTCACTGCCGTACCTGCCCTGCCTCACCGCACCCTGCCACTCCTCGCCGCGCTATGCCTATCCTCACCTGCCATACCTGCCAAGCCACTCCCCGCCGATCCGGGCCTATCCTTGCTACGCCGTGCCCCTCCATACCTGCCATATTATTTAGTAATAACCTCAAACCTTCCGAACATGCCATTTTTTTGAGGTCTCCATTCTCCAACACCTACACCATAACCGGCAGCATTGAGCATATTTACAAGCTGATCGAATGAAACAATAGAAGCATTATAGCTTATTCTTACCGTTGCTTTCCATTCCTGTACTTGTCCCCGGTATCTGATATCAGCACTTTTCCCGTTCAGTCTTACCATGTCCTCACGCATGGACAGCGTTCCTTCAATAGGTACTAAATCTCGATCATCGATCCCGCTATATTCACCATGAACAAAAAATGCCATTCTCATTCTAACCATTGCCATCCCGACATCTTTTCCACCGAGTAAGTCAGCACCCCGAACCATTGACGCCTTGAAAGCATCTGCAGGAAAGCCAAGTCTGCCGTCTTCCAGTTTATAAACAGACGCTTCAAACTGTGCTTCAGGATCTTTAGCAGCTCGCTTAACAGTTTTTTTCATCTGCTTATCAAGCATTTCTCTTTTTGCTTTCTCATCCCATCTGTGCATGATAAGAGGAGAAAGCCCCTTAATTTTGATGTTTATGTTTTTAACATCAAGTTTCTGCAATTCTGCCGTTTCTGTTTTTTTCGCCATAATAACCTCATCTATCTAATAAAGATAAACGTATACTATACTATTTTTATTACTTTGTCAAGGGCTATCTTTGAACCCTTTCGGAATCCCAGTTGCTCGCATGGTCGCAATGTTCAGAGCACAGATATACCTTCTCCCCTGCCCGTTCCCGGACAAATGCCGCCGGTTTACCGCACTCGTGGATGTTACCTTTACTGCCGAGTAGGAATTGACAAGCGTGAGGTTCCCTATTTTTCAGCCGGTAAATCACCTTTTCACCTTCGTCAACAGTACATCACCATTCGGCATTTTATACTCATACAGCTCATCACCCTGTTGAAATTCTAACAGTGAACCGAGTGAAACCCTGGCCCCGCCGTTGCCGATACGCTGCACAATATACGGCTTGTTTTTAATCAGTTGTCCTCTAAATTCTTCCATCGTTTATACTCCCTATCTCATCAAGTTTTGCTTTTATTGCTTCGGGATTTTTCCCGATATTAAAATAATCATTATGTGCAGGGATCTCACAAACCGGCCTCATATTTAAGGGATGATATATAATTTCTTTCCCGTATTTTTTCAGGTTAGGTTTTGACTTGGCGATACAGTGCGCAAGGTATACAGGGGATTTTGTACAGCCTGGATACTGGCAGACATATCCACATTCAGCAAACATCCTCAGTTTTAATTCTCTGAAATCGAAGGCTTCACGGTCTGTCATGGATGGTCCCTATTATTTTGCACTTAGCCCAGTCAGGGCTTGCGCTGAATCCACCGTCTCCAGTCATCAGCATAAACGTAGCAGCACGATAAACTACAGGCGCAATCCATCCGGCTTCATCGGTCAACAACTTATCGCCTTCGCAAATCTCGTTACCGGCTTTGTCATTTTCACCTATATACAATTCACGAATAGCCGTTTTATTATTATACCCTGCAAATAATTTACAGTCATTAAAATCCCATTCCCCAAGCGGCGGTGGGTATCTGTATTCTTTTCCTGTCCATACTCTTATTTTCATTTATTCCATAACTTCCCCTATTTTGATAACTCTTCAATCCTTTTTTTAAGCTGTTCTCTTTCCTTAACCAGGTCATGGATGACTCCGGCATATCTCAACAATTCTTTGTTCAGGTCGTTTACTTTTACAGCCATTTCATCTATTTGTTGAGTAGCCTTTTCAAGTTCCTTTATCATTTCAGCATAGCGGAATTTCATATATTAGCCTTATTAATTACAGATTTAAGCTCAAGACATAACTCATGTCTTTCTTTTTTTGCATAACTATGTAACAAAGTCCAACCCTTTATTGTTTTTACCGCTTCCAGCAATACTGGAATATGTGATTTACAGCCTTCAAAATAACCATTATCATACCCGTTATAAAATGCTTTTTGAATTGGCGTTGCCATTTTGTACTGTTCGCTTTCTTTCATTACCGGGTCGCAATTTTCGCAAAGAATAGTACCTGAAAAATCATCCGGCATATCAAATACACGTCCGCATTTACAACACGTTATCTTTTTCATTTTTTCTCTCCATAATTAAAATCCTTTTGAGTCCCGTATTTTTTGTGTACTATCCTTTTCATGTCTCGCATTGCCAGGGCTTCAGCAACCGGCCTGCTCATTTCAGCATCGTATTCATATTTGCCAGCAAGTTCGTCAAATATTTCTTGCTCTTCTTCAGTCCTGATTTTCATCTTTTATAATACCGCCCTCGACATTTATAAGATAATATGTTTCTCCTATTTTTGCTCTATAAACAAGACAACTGTATGAACGAAAAACTTCTACTTTATTTGGTTTTTGTTCATTTTTTGCATAATCATATGCGTTAATATCTGATTCCGATTTGCAAGACAATAAACACGCTATGACAATTACAAATACACCTATTACCTTTTTCATGATATCTACTCCTTATTATTTGAGTTCCATTCCATACCGGATATAATTTCTTCAACCTTGGCATCCGTGCAACCGAAAATACTGATAATCAATAACAGCATATCGATGCATTTCATCCGTTGTTTCTTTGAGTATTGCGTCCACGATTTCAAAACACCTTTCACCCGGCCTTTCGTGCCTGAATTAAAATCGTCAATAACATAACCGGGAATATCATTCATCGATTTTACCTTCACCATTTCAAACTTGTCATTGACATATTGATAATGGGTAAAACCTTCGCCATATCGATACTTAAAAAAATCTTTGAAAGCCCATTGGTCCGGAGTTGACAGGTCGTAAATAATCCCGTCGTCTTCTTTCTTAAATGTGTTTGTCTTAAACATCCAAAACCAGAAAGCATTAATCAGAGAATGGAAAGCCTTGTTTTGTTGAGAAGATCCTAAAACGGCATCTTCTAATAAATAAGACTTCCCAATTTCAGGCTTGTCTTTGGATATAACTTGATACTGTTCAGCTTCAAGGATTAGGATTTTCATTCGTCTGTATTATCCTTCGGGCAAGTCTCAGAATTAGGTAAGCAACAATCACCTATTTCATAATTATACCACGGGCAATTAAAGCAGCTTGTCACTTTTTCAGATAGATCCCTGTTATCGTTAAAAGGATGCAAGCGATCATAAGAAAAGCTATTGTCAGGCATCTAATACACTCCTTCATCAGAATAGCCCCGGATCTTCAAGGGATTCTTTCGGCTCCGGTTCTTTGGTTTCTTCCTGCGGTGTCTCTTCCTGTTCAACTATTTTCCCGACCAATTTTTCAGCTTTCTTTTTAAAGTCAGGTTTCACAGGCTCAACTTTTTCAGGAATAGATTCAATCACTTCCGGTATTGTCGGCTCGGCCTGTTCAATTTTTTCCGGTTCAGCTTCGGGGATAGGCTCGGTAGTAAATTCAGGAAGTTTTTTCAATAACTGTTCAGGCTGCCCCGCCGGTTGGATTTCTTCAGGCTTATACTGCCTTCGCTCGCTCGGTCGTTCAATGGATTTCGGTGCGTACTTTAAGACCATAAGCAACACGGTTTTTTTTGCCATCGCAAGCCAGTTGGTATTCCATGCCGAATCTTTTCGGGCTGTCCCTTTAGCAAACTTTTCTTTATGCTCTTCAATCTCAGCAACGGATTTCACAACATAATCAAAGCCGCCATTCTTTAACTTATACCCGGCCCATACACCGATGACATTGCCGCGTTCACCTTCCAGGGGCGGGCGGTGTTTTAGAAATGCAACGGGAATACCATAATGATAATCGAAGTCGTCATTCTGCCGGATCTCACGGGAAGTAACTATTTCATACAACTCGGTCCGGTATGCAAGGTCAAGTTCCCCTTGATACATTGTCTGAAAAGTCGCTACTCCTTTGTAAGGAATAATACAAGCCTTCTCTCCGTCAGGCTCAAGACCTTTTGACGCTGCTTCCCGTACCGCCATTGTCAAGGAAGCCGGGGAACAGTTCAACAGATCCGGCGTGTTGTAAATGGCCTGTAATGTCATGCGGGCAAACCGTAGGAAGTCGGTTCCTGCAGGAAGTACCGATTCAATACCTTTCTGATTTTTCGTCAACCACCCCGCTATGGTCTGATTATCATCTTTCCGTTTTTCGTCTGCGTCTGATCCGTCAGTTTTCATTTGTCCCTCCAAAAATAGATAAGGAATTATACCCTTTATTTAGTAAAAAGTAAACCCCTATTATTACGAATTAATATATTCTTAGCGTTCCCCGCTTATCGACTTTTACTTTCCGACCGCCAGCACTTTTACCGATAGTGACATTTCCAAGCTGGTTTTTAATATCGACAGTAAGCCGGGATTTCTCAGCATCCAGGGTTTTTAAGTTTGCCTTAACTTTTACCAGCCTTTCTATTTCGGTATCACAGGACAGGTCTACAGTCCCTTCCTCTCTCCGGGTATCTAACCATTTATAATCTGCTTCGTTTATCGCTGCAGGGGCAATATTCTTTAAATAGTTTTCGTGCCAGAATCTTGACTCCTCGGCAATCATCAAATCAATGAACCGCTGATTTCTTGGGACTAATCGAAGTACCGGATTCTTTCCAATCAGCGCACAGACGACAGCTATGTTTTTATCCATCACAGCCATGTAATGTTGGACCTGACAATACGCTCTGTCAGATACCTGATTATCAGACCATTCAGATGCCAGGCTTGTAACCGTTGTTTTAATTTCAACTATTCCGTGATATTTCGGCGTTGTAAAAAGCCCGTCAATATTGGCAAACATCGGATAGTCGGTCTGATTTGACTGCATCATTATTTTATAAGGCATGGTTGTTATTTCTTCATCGGCGATTTGATTACGCCAATATCGGGGAGTGTTTTCAAGTAGGAAGTTTTCCATATACCGACCGACCCTCATGGATTCATTATCTTCTATTGGCGGCAGTCTCCCGGTTTTATGTAGCCAAACATTCAGTGGGCTGGAATATTTATTCAGACACATTATCCCGGAAGCGTCTGTACCTCCAATCCCCTTTTTCCTTTCTTCCAACCATTCCGCTTCTGATACTTTTTCAAGGTCACAGATTATTTTATACGGCATCGGTTTCTATTGCTTCATAATATTGACAATGGCCTTTAGCGTTTAGATTACGATAATCTATCAATCTTGTTCTCGATTCAAAATATTTCCCCGATATTGGATTAAATTTCGTTTTACTCTTAAAACATACTTTATGCTGACAATGCCCATCGGAAAGGAAACATTTATACCCTTGCAACCATTTGCACTTTTCACACGCATGTAACATTTCATAACCCCCTATAAAATATTATATTCTGATTCCAAGCTCTTCCAATGTTACCCTTGCCTGGCTGTACGGATTCATGGAAGAAGCGAAATCCCGAATTTCTCCGGCATGCTCTTCAGCGAAATCATAACCGTACTGGCCGGTATAAAATTCCTTCAGATCCATAGTCCTATCGTCAAGGATCGATTCACGTAAATCAAGATTTAGTCTGTTTTCCATCGATTTCCTCCAACACCATTATATCATATACTACTTGATCTATAAACCCGTGAAGGTACCGCAACATATTAGGCTGAATCATACCGATATACTTTTCGTTGTTTTCTTTTATCTCATATCCTGGGGTCAACGGCTGCCCGAGATATACCATCATCCCCTTTGCCCCGGAAGTAAACCGTATCCGATTAACGGCTTTACCGCCACGAAATAAAGGTACTGAAATACTCTGTGCTAATTTTGTTCTCATTTTCTTAACTCCTGTGGTCTTACTGCTGCAATGGGAAAAGTACAGCGTGGATTCAACATTCCATATTTAGGGAATAGTTTATACCCTGAAATAGTTTTTTGCCTCTGATCGATAGCGGTTGCATCGTAGACAATACCGGCATGAAGGAAAACAAGATTTTGAATATTCATGTTTTGTCCTCTATTATTCGTTCGATTGAAAAAGACGGCAAAGCAAACTCAGATTTATTTTCTATGAAAGGATATGCTTTACATTTATTATCTGTACCGTTTTGAATGCGTCCTGCCAAGAAACTCATATTAGATTTACCTTTGTCATACTTTAAAATGAATATAACTTCAGGATCTTTCTTTAACCGGATAAGCTCAAAACCATTTTCTTCAACAACCTCTGTTTCCGGAAGTGCTTTCATCGCCTTTAGTGTGCGGATTTTTACTTTCATTCCCTTCTCCTATTGCGGGCCATTCGGATTCCCGCGCGTGGTTTAATGCCGGTTTCCCGGCACCTATATGTTAATATCCTTGCCCTTCAGGTAGGATTTCTACCAGTTCATACCTATCACCATTCGGACAGGCTTTCTCAGCTAATGCGTGACTGGTATGTTTTGACGCAATATTGCCGGTCATACGATCTTTAACCATCCAGGTGTAAGATTGTTTACTTGGATTCTTATCATTATTTTCTTTATTCATCATGTTCTCCTTATTATTTCGCTACAGAATAACCGGCACGTTCAAGACGTGTAAAGTCGGCAGGTGTAACAGCCCAGTACTTATCGTCGTCGCCTAAAATAATCCACTGTGAAAAATTAAAAGCGAACTGCCTGGAGGTAAACTTGAAAATGGTATTTTTTGTTATTGTCATATTCATGTTCTCCTTATCATTAATCATATTAACAGTATAAACCCTAACACGGTTATATGTCAACCCCAGATAGTAAAATAAGTAAGGTATTTGCAAAGTTTATTTATTAGATGTATTGGAGATTTACCCGCTTGTATATCTTCTAAGGATTGCTATTCCAACTAATCTGGCTTTGGAATACGCATATCCGTAGCAATATTATATTTTGGCATATATTTTTTAATATACACCATTTCTTTATACTCTCTTTCTTGTTTATTTTTAATATTAATATAATACACATCTACAAACTCTTTTTTGTCTTCCTTTAGATGAGTTACAATTCTATGTGATATATCTTTAGATTGCCCCACATAAACAACCTCACCGTCAAACACAAGAAAATAAACACCCCCAATTATCTCTTCAAACTTTTTTAATCCTTTATGGGTTTTTAATTTCATTATCTTCCTGCGTCTCTTTGACTATTTTAATAATGATTGGTTTGAACTCTTTCATAAAACTTTCATTCTTTATGGCTTGAGCACGTCTATCATGTCCCTCTTTTCTATTTACCCATTCTTCAAACGCAATAAGGCCGAAAATATGCCTTGCTTTTTCTGACTTCATATACGGTATTGCTCTGTCCATTAACTCTGTATCGATATCGAATTGCATTCTGTATGACATAACCCTTCCCTCCTATTTAGAATACTGTCCGGTACTGTCCGGTAAGTATAGCACAGAATAGAAAGCAAGTCAACGATTACACGTAAAAATCTGTGAGTCATTTCAGAAGTGCAAAGGTTATTCCTACTATAGCAGCCCCGGTCATTACGCTAAATCCTGACCGCCAGGCTTTTCTTTTTTTAACTTCTTTATCAAGTTCCGTTTGTATTTTTAAAAGCTCGGCATCATACCAGGCTGCAAGCTCGTCTTTCTCTTTCTGCATAACCGCCTCAATCGTCGCGGCTGCCGTCCTCCCAGCTTCTTCCGTTGCTGTCTGCATCTCCGTTTCGTACATCGTTATCAGGTTTTGAATCGCTGTAATTACTAAAGATCCCGGATATAATGTCTCTGGCTTTATTGCGGATGTTACCTCGTTTAAGGTCGGCGGTTCTGCCGATATCGTCAACAACGGAATCGATAATATTAGTATGGTCAACAACAGTTTCCGGCTTCTCTTCATCGGGTTTCTCCTTTCTTGTTTTCAGTCCTTGAGTTACAAGCCAGCCTAATAATATTATAACCCCTGTTATCAGACCAGCAAGATATTCTACCAGATTGTCCATATTATTTCCCTATCAGATCAGCCTGAAAGTATTTGCTTTTAATCCAGTCAGTCCATACATTCCCGCCGACATAGGCAAAGCATACGGTTACAACCATCCCGCCGAAAAAGATAAGGACCCCGGCAGTTATCGCCGCAGTACAATAAGCCACAGCGGTGAAAAAGATAGAGGACAGAATAAGCAGGGCAATCAGGCAAGCATAAAACTTTCTACCAAATGTCATTTTCATAACACTCTCCTTAAATGGTTCGGCCATATATCTGCCGGGTTCGGTCGCTGTTCCCATTTCAGATAATCCCTATGGGTATGAAGTTCAAGATGTAAGTGCGGGCCGGTCGTATATCCGGCATCCCCGGTATAGCCGAGTACCTGGCCTTCCTTCACTTCCACCGGCGTATTATGAGAAGCCATTGAAAACGTCCATTGATCTTCTTTCTCAACTACCCTATAATTCTCGAACACCTCAACAGGATAATCCCTTATAAGATTATCTGCCTGGATATGACAGTGCACATATGTTAAGCCGGAATACCCCTGCAGGATAATCAGTCCGCCGAAGGTCTCATAGAAATAATTCGAGAATGAAAACCATTTTCCATCTTGCCAATGAAGATCATTTCCCCTGTCGGCGTTCCGCAGAATAACAGCTATGTAAACTACCCCGGCTTCCTCTGCATAAATCGAGGTATTCACCGGACAGGCAAGATCCACAGCCCCGTGAATATGAGTTTTAACCTTTGCCGTTATCGGTCGCATTTCAAAATAATCTGAAGTCATAACCGCCGGCACATCTTGAATAGGAAACATTTCTCAACCTCCAAATAGTTTAGTACATACTGACGTTATCATCGCAATAATAAACGCGGAAACAATAAGCCACATCATGCGGTCAATTTTCGTTTCAAGTTTTGATAAACTTTTATTTATTGTATCGTGCTCTCGAAGATTATTTTCTTCCACCTTAATCAAGGATTTTTTAGTGCCTTCTATCGCAGTCCCGAAGCCGTTGAATATTCGCTGTTTTATTATGCTGACATCCTTCTGCATCTCTTTTTGCTGTTTCTCAAATATTTCAAGTTTAGCTTTACAAACATCCGTTGATCTTCGTTCTTTGCTTTCACTCACGTAGCACCGCCTTTTATATTCCTACATAGTACCCTTTGATATTCAGATATAATTTTCCAACTGCGGGATCATATTGATTTTTATACTCTATTAATCCATTTGAATCACAGTTAATAATTATTTCCCCCCAATCTTCCCGCACTATTCCCGCGTCCAAATTGTAATATACATCACGACATACTGTGAGCTGATCGGCATCGGTAACAGTACTCCCGTTTTTCCTAAGTACCCACACACTACGATCATCCGTCCCGTCACCTGTCCAACTAACTACATATTTTAAAAGTAAAGATGTAACCCCGCTTGCAACATAAGACGAAAAGTCAACATCTGTAAACGCTACTTCTTCGCCTCCACTTAAAACCCATCCTGTAGGTCTATCAGCTTCAGGAATTTCGACATATAAATTCTTGCCAATTAATAAGTTTAATGCCGCCGCGACTGTATTATATTCCGAGGCTTTTACTTTATTTCCAGCAACCACCGTTCCAACTGTCGTGTATAAACTCATTTGGTATACTCCTCATGTGAGCCGAAGGAATCAATTTCAATGTGAAAATCAAATTCCATTAATCCGGCATCGCCGACATAATCATCTGTACCACCCGCCCCGGCTGTATCCCTGAATAACCGACAGAGTAACATCGAAGACATCCCCTGGCCCGTTCCGTCAATCTCTGACAGCTCGGTTATATAATGCTTATCTGCCACAAGGGTTTCATCAAGCCGGGTTACATCACCGTATATTATCGGGGTTGTAGTTGCTACCCCGGCAATATCTATCCAGACGTATTCAAGACCCCAGCAGACATTTGTTCCGGCCCCGCCAGCGTCCTGCGGTAGCCAGTGAACATGAGGGATAAGGTTAGATTCCAGTTTCCATTCATGAGGGATCTGTGCAGTGAAGTAAACTTCCTCTTCTGTGCCGTCATCAAATAGATAAATGAACACACCCTGAGAAGCAATCCCGTTATCAAACACCTTTGCAAAATCAGGATCTTTAGTCCCCTGTAATTTTACCGATGTTATAGGCACCCTCAAATCATCCCAGCCAACATATACATAATCACGTAATATATTTATAGCAGTTTTGACAGTATTATATTCACTTGCCTTAATAAGGTTTTGCGCTGTCACTGTTCCTACTGTCGGATATAATGCTTCACCCATTGCCCCACCCACTCAAGAATTCGCTGTCATCATCTGCCGGACTGATCGCATCCTCATCCTGCCAATATCCAAAATGCTCTGAAGCATATTCTTTCTGTGCATCCGTCCAGGCTGCCGACCAGGTACCGGCATCCCCGCCCCCCAAGGAAGTCGGAAAGGTTATACTATCTGCGCAATACCATGAATCAATCCCGATATAATTAACTATACGGCATTGAATGGAAATTGTAAAATCATCCAGACCATAACTCTTCCCGATTATTTCAGCTTTAATCCATCCAAGCATTTTCTTATTAACACGCATGATCGGAAGATAAAGCATATCACCGATTTCCCGGCTTATGGTTGTCAGGTTCGTTATAATTGGAAAGTGTTTTTTAACTGTTGACGATAATCCAAGCATAGCGGTTGCAAATGCCTGTGCCTCTGCCTCTGTCGGTAACATGGTTTCAATCGTCTTTTCCCGGTAGACCCTGTATTTATTATAGACCGTTGTTTCTTCTGAGCTGTCCCGAAGATAAGTGTACGTTGTCCCCGAAGTAGCATAAACCGGAGCGTATCCAATCCTGATAGAGGAGAGCACTTCTGAAGGATCGTATTCAATCCCTATCCGATTCATCAAATCTTCTTCATAAAGTTTCTGGTCCATCGACCGTGTGGAGTCATAAATCCGGCATGTATAAAGCCCGTTATCCTGTACGATAAAATATGCGAGAGCTGTCCCGGCTATCCCTTCAATGATATCTATAACGGAAGTATTAGAATAATTACAAGTAACATTCGGGCTTGCCGCTTCTGCCGCCGCCCATTCGGTCAAGTTAAAATTGCCGCTGTCATAACTCAACCCGTATTCATCGGTTAATAGTCCCCGGATAGATACAACGGCATTTGCCGCGGTTGCGACATAATCAATAACCTTTGTCAATTTCTTCCTGGTATCCATTATTGAGACAGACATATTTTCCTGTCCAATGGAAAGCCGTTCTATATAGCCTTCAAAGATTGTTGTAAAGTCTGAATACTCATCATCATTAAAGCCGAGTTTTAACCGTGCTTTCTGTCCATAAATATCTGCCGATTCTGCAAAGGTATCATATTCACCATCGGAATTCAGGATGGTAGCAGATCCACCTTCAAAGGATATCTTCCCGAAGAAAAGCGGATCCCGTGATTTCTCTATACTCGGCACATCGACGAGACGGCCTTCATAGTAGTAGTCGTCAATTTCCTGACCCTTCCGCGTAAAGCCTGAAATTATCCCAAGTGTCATTGTATGGATTTGTGGTTCATCACCGTTCGTCAGGTGTACATATAAATCCCGGTTATCACTGTCAAAATAGAAAGAATGGTCATCTGATACACAACCGGCGGTAGTCCCTTTCTGTGTTAGCTCTGCCCTGTCTTCCTGAACACTCCCGATCCTTGCCCCTGATATGACCGTTGCCCCGGTCAAATATGCAACCGGAATTACCGGATCAGTTGTGTACAAATTTGATATATTCATCATCCACACGCCGGGCCGGTAGTTCACAAAAAAATCATGGTCATTTCCAATGTCTATTTCAAGGAGTAGTATTTTTTCAGATACTGCCGCGTCACTCATTATATTATTCCTGCTAACCTCATTGTAGAATTGTATGAATGATAATATAAAACCGTGTATGAATCCCGGTAGAGAAGCAAGTAATCAAGATTTCCGTAAGATCTGCATGGGCAATCATAAAAGACATCTTCACATTTAACGATTGCATGGTAAGAATTTACTTTGCCTTCTGTTTTGAGTTGGACAATACACATTTCAGACTTTATCCCGGTATTCTTGTATATCAAATACATTAAAAGAATAGCCTGATCTTCACAATCTCCTGTCAATAGTTCCATGGTTTCATCGGGCGTTTGCCAATATTCTGATTCGTCAGCTTTCGAGGTAATATTCAGGCTTACCCATTTAAACGTGTCTTCTATGGAATCGATTTCAGGTATACAAAAAGCATAATCAAAAGAACAAGAAGTAACAAATATTAAAAGAAATAAGAAAATCAGCTTTTTCATTCTATGCGCTCCTTTATGCTGTGTGCAGTATTGTGACCGCACCCCGGCTTAAAGCGGTTGAATCGAAATTCGCTTCGTCAAAATACCCGTCTTCATCCCTTTGCAATACTACGGCTGTAGGCCCTATTAATACATATTGATTAATAGCTTCTGTTGATACAACCCCGAAAGAAGCAAAATCATATGATGCCTGTTGATCGTCCCGTATTATGATAACATTAATACTTTTGATTTTTTTAAAATCTGATATTCCATGTGTAACCGATACAGTCCCACTCGTCGACATATCCCATACACCGATTGATATAAACTCGGTTTTCAAAAATGTTCCAGATATCCCTGTTTTCTCAAATCCTAAACCGCTATAAAAATGAATCTGATTATCAAGGTAGTATTTATTATAATATTCCGCTGTTGCTGCTTTATAAACTCCTGCTATCACCCTGACCTGTGATCCCGCTGAATGATACCAACCATTATAGTCTTCCCGCCATACCGGAACGTTGTCCGTATAGGTTGCGGCCAATGCTGTCCCGCTTGCTGTCAGCTCAACATATGTATTCGATCCGGTTGCAATCGCGTTCCAGCTTGCGGTGCTTATTCCTGTATCTGTTGAGTAAAGATAAAGAGTTCCGCCGATCTCAATTACTGAACCGGCTATAATCGTTGGCGCGGAAGTCGTCAACATGCCTGACATGGATAAACCAAAATACCCTTTTCTCTGTTTCTCTATTGCCGTCGCTATTACTGATACTACTGAACTTGCCATTATTTACACTCCCTGAAATTCATTTGATACTTCCAATTATCACCCCGTAAATGGGTGAAGGTTACTTCATCCCGTATCGTACAGTACAATGGTTCTATTACTCCATAGGTCGTATCGTAGTGGATCATTATTACCGGAGTATGAAGGCCCGCCGATTCATACATGGTCTGGACAGCTGATTTTACCGATGCCACACAAAACGGGATTAGAAACTCATATTCTTTCTGTTGTACTCCCTCACTTGCATAATGCTGCCCGCCGACTGATTCAGACCTGATATCATTACGTGTAAGGTTTTCCGGGAAAACAGGCTCTGCACTTGGGTCATGCTGTACATACCCGCCGATAAAAATAATACCGGCTTCAAAGGCTCCAACCGTTGTGTCGGTCAAAACAAGCCGCCAATATCTGTATGATTTTGTGGAACCAAAAAACAGGACCATAGGCCCGCTTACTCTTGTCGTCACCGTTGACTCATAACCCGGAGATCCCCAGGAGTCAGATACAGCACCCTGAATAACCGCAGTTCCTACCGTTGACAGGTTATGCCCTACCAATCCAACCACCGTACAATCCGCGGTTGCCGGAAGTGAGAAAACAATATTGACCGTACTTGCTAACAGTGATTTGTAGTATTTACTTATCCGGGTATCAAGCAGATGCGATGCCGGAAAGTTAGCATGTTCAGACGAGGCTACAATATTGCCACTTGAGCAATCCATAACCCCGTTATCGTATAGCGTTCTCATACCACCGCCCCCGCTGAAATCAGTATTTTCTTGTCTTTGGTTGCCTCTGTGATATCGTCGTATAAAACTTTGCTACCCATTTGAAAAGTCAAGTGTATCATTTTAGATTCAGTCGCTGAGTTATCGGGTAAAGATTTCATTTGATCTACAATAGCGGTTGCCAATGAACCGATATAAGCCGGAGTATTCGGAATGGCATATTCTGATACCCCCGCTTCACCGCCTATAAAGGGTTCGTCAAAAAGTCCACCTTCAGCAGCAAATGAAGGTGCTTGCTGTGCGAGAATAAAACCGACTTGGGCCGCGGTAAAAGATCCTACTGTTATTGCCGCAGCCGCGCCAAGTGCAGGACCGATAACAGGAATACCAACTAATGCATTGTACGCTCCAACCGCCGCCTGTGCCCCTGTAATTCCCGTTTCTATCGCAGACATTGCTTTCGTAATATTAAACTGTTTTAATTGCATCGCCTCATATTCATCCGTACCTTCTTCCAAGGCAGATAATTGATAATCAAAATAGGCATCTGCAAAGCCGGTCATGGAGTCGTATACAGCTCCAACGCCAAGGGCTAAACCATCATAATTTTCTTTAATAGTATCGATCAAAGTTGTATTAGATTCAACCGCCGCCGTCGCGTTTGCTTCCCGCCCTGTTGCCACGGCCTTATAATAATCTTCTGCCGCCAAACCCATTCTTTCGTATTTTGCTAACTCATCCGCAAGAATTAAATCATTCGACATGTCAACGACTTCGACTTCTTCTTCAATCTTTGATATTAAAGTATCCCGTTGTTCAACCAAGTCATTTATTAATAACTGCACACCCTCATAAACCTTCCCCGTTTCCTGTAAGGCAATTTTGAGTTTAGCGTTTTCATCAATTTCTATTTGTAAAGCCTCTATAGCTTTTTCATCGTCGGTCAATGCCGACTGTCTTCTTTCCTCTATTATGTTCGCGAGTTCAATAAATGCCGCGTCACTTGCCGCCCTGTCAGCGGCTATTTTCGTCTGTATTTCAGCGCCCTGTTTATCTTGTCCTGCTGATCTTAATTCCGCTATTCTTAACTGATTAACAGCTTCCAATTCTGCTTTTAATAATTCAATGGCTTCAAGATTTGCCTTTTTCTTTTCTTCCAGATTAATAATATTGTCTGACAAAGTACCGTTATACATCGCCTGAAGATTATTCAAGCTGTCAAGTTTCGAGGTAAGACCGACAATCTTATCCTGAGTGTCTGCCGTTCCGTTTTGTAATCTGTCGAGTGTTTCTTTAAATTGCCGGGTTTCATTTAATGCGGTTGCAACCCGTGTTGCATAGTTTGTCATTATCTTTACGAAAGGAGTTATGCCCTCAACAACCAATGCCCCAAACCCTTCTTTCACATCGCCGACAACATTCTGATATTGCTTTAAAGCACCTGTCCCGGTTGATGCAAGTTCCTGTGCCATCCCGCCGAATTTCGCTGTCATAGCTGCGGTCAATTCTGCGAGCTTTTCTTCCTTCGTTCCGGTCATGTCTATTTCAACACCGTACCGGGTAAGAGCATTTGTAGAACTACCGAGCGTTTTTCCAACCAATGAAGCCGCTGTCTTTAAATCTAACCCAAGGGAAGAAGCAAAATCCTGAACAAGTGGAGTAAGTTTCTTTAAGCCATCTTCTCCAAGGTCTGCGAATTGCTGCAGCATCCCCATTGCCGCGAGTGTCGCTTCATCACCGTATTTCGTTACACCCTGCAATTCGGTTGCATAAGCCTGTAATTCTGCGGCCACAGTTGGAGTATAATCGCCGGTTATTTTTAACGCCGCATTTAATGCTGTCTCTGCCTGTTCCTGAACCTCATAAACGCCGATCAGTTTTTTAGCGATAACAACCAAGGCACCTATAGCAGTCGCAGCTTTAACCGGCCCCGGT